AGTATATTCTAGCACAGGGTAATCAATTGATACGTTATAATCCAAATATACCCCACTTTGATTTATCAAATGTCCTTCAAGACATACATAAGGTCATTATGTGTCGTCTATCACCATAAAAAACACTCCCATGTATTTTCCCCATAATATTTTTATATACCGATGATCGGACTATAAAAATACATTTCATGTTTATTGTCATATAAAAAGCAATACAACCACAAGAAAGGGTGTTTAGTTGCTGTAAGCAAGACCACCCATGCCCGACATCACGCGGAGCACATTGAAGTTGGTCGCGTACACGCGGACCGCCGACGACAGGTTGGTGCCAACAGCGTTGTTGGACACGGTCAGGAGCAGCGTGGTGTTGTCGATACGCGACAAGTTGCACGTGCCGCTCGGCTGGTGCTGCTCCGGCTGGAGGGCAAACGAGTAAACGTTGATGCCGACAGCGGGGATGTTGGTGTGGTGCTGATACGGCTGAACCAAGTTGAAGTAGTTGCCGTCGCGAACCTGGAAGCGGTCGTGACCGTTGAGCTGGAGGAGCGCGGTGATGGTCGGGTTCTTGCCGGCCATGCCCTCGACGCGGGTGACCGAGTAGCCCGACTCGAGCACCGAGCGGTCCCACCAGTCCGAGTAGTTGAACGGCTGCTGGCCCTTCCACTGGTTGATGATGGCATCATCGCACGAGACGAACGAGTCGCGCTGGACGACCCAGACAAGCTCCTTGCACGGGTGGTTGAAGTTCAGCTTCAGCTTGTTGGCCGACGAGGTGATCGACTCCTGGCCAGTGTACTGGAGGACATCGATCAGGTACTCGTGCGAAACCTGGGCGAACTTGCGGCGCTCATCAGTGTCGAGGTAGATGTAGTCGACGTAGAGCGACGCGGCGGCAAGGCCGCACTGGCCGACACGGTTGCGGATCGCGTGCGGGTCCGAGGAGTTCGAGTAGTCCCAGCACAGGTTGTTCAGGGAGTTAAACTCGAGGTTGATGCGCACCTCGTGGTACTGGAGGGCGATCAGCGGCAGAGCCAGACCCGGGTTGCGGCAGAACCAGAACTGCAGCGGGATGTAGAGGGTGTACATCGGGGCGCACGAGGTGATGACCTCGGAGGTGAGCGGCTCACCGCCATAGCAATCGTTGTCGCACGACGAGCCGCCCTGGTAGAGAAGGTTCGTGAGCTCGGGCACGTTGCCGACCATCTTGGCATAACCAGCCTGCTTGCCCGGCTCCTGGGTGAGCTCGTTCCAGATGTGAAGCCAATCACCATAGTGCTTGTCAATGCGCTGGCCACCGATCTCAATCTCAACGTAGTCAATGAGGTTGTGACCGATCCAGTTGAGCCAACGGAACTGGGCGCCTGAGCCGTCCGATGACTGGAGGGCGACCTGCGGCAGGGTGGCCTGGAGGTACATGCGGTGGATGAGATCACCGTTGCGCTGGATGGTGCAGGTGACCTTCTTGCCGAAGTTCGGGGCGCCGTTAAACGGGTTCTCGATGGACTCCATGGCAAAGTTGGTATGTCTCCGGTACACAACCTTGAAAAAAGTGATCTGCGGGTTACCAGTAAGGTAAACGTCTTGGGCGCCATAGGCGACGAGCTGCATCAAACCACCTCCAGTCATTTTCTATACCTTCAGAACACAAAATAATTTTGGCCAATCGCACTATTTTTGATTTTAAGGCCTTGCGCCGTAGAGAACACTTTTTTAAAAAGCACTCTCTGCCGGATGCCTCCCTTTAAAATTGAAAGGATCCTGTCTCTTTTGCAATCTCTAAAGAAACAATGGCAGCTATCTCAGATGTAAAACCAAAGAGAATCCGTGCGAAGTGTGAACATGGTAAAGAACCATACAACTGTGTCCCATGTGGCGGAAAAGGAATATGCGAGCATGAGAAACGAAAGACGACATGCCTCCAATGCAAAGGATCAGGCATTTGTGAGCATGATCGGATTCGCTCTCAGTGCGTCCCATGTAAAGGTAGTCGAATCTGTGAACATGAACGGATTCGAGCTACCTGTAAGGAGTGCAAAGGAAGTGCGATATGTGAACATGAACGAAAGAGAGCCGTTTGCAAAGAATGTGGAGGGAGTTCTAGATGTGAACATAACCGATATCGATATACCTGCACAGAATGCCATGGAGCCGGGATATGTAACCACGGAAAGCGAAAACAGGTATGCGGTGAGTGTGGAGGAGCCTCCCTATGTGAACATGGTCGCCAACGCTCCCAATGCAAACCCTGTGGCGGATCCTCGTATTGTGAACATGACATCTTTCGTAGCACGTGTATCACTTGCACACCAGAGGTATCCTGCCAGCATTGTCATATGGTCTACGTGGGTGGCGCTTTGTCTCAATGGAAACCCTACTGCTTTCGGTGCTATTGTGTGCTTCATCCAGACGAAGACATTCCGCGACGATTTCGTTTGAAAGAACATATGATTGTAGATGCGATCAAGGATGTTCATGGTTCAACTCTCACCATCGTATGCGACAAGAAGATTGAAGGGGGATGCTCTCGGCGCCGACCCGACCTTTTCATCGATCTAGGATCTCATTGTATCATCATTGAAGTGGATGAGAATCAGCATCGTCAATATGAATGTGAAGAGAAACGGATGATCGATCTGTATGAAGATACTGGATTTCGTAAAATGGTGTTTCTGCGGTTTAACCCTGACTCCTATGTGGAGACGCAAGCGTCCCCACACCCCTCTCCCAATAAACACAGTATGAAGGTTACACGACACCCCTCTCCATTTTCCTTCACGGAAGCAGGAACCATTTCAGTAGATCATACGGAGTTCAACCATCGGATGCGACTCTTGAATGAGCGTATTCAGGTATGGAAAGAGAGGGAACCGATAGAACAATGGACGGTGGAATATCTCTTCTACAATGTGGGGGCGCAAGCGTCCCCATACCCCAGTGGAGACGTTCCGTCCCCACACCTCTCTCCCAGGGGCACGTAACCCCCACACCTCTCTCCCAGGGGCACGTAACCCCCACACCTCTCTCCATAGATCCACACCCCTCTATCGTGGAGATGTATACAACTTCTATAGAGAGGGGTGTGGCGTATGTCTATTCCTATGGAGAGGGGTGTGGGGACGGAACGTCTCCACATGCTTACGTTGTTTTTATTGTCATAAGGTAATCATGACAGCCCTCCGAAATGATACGGATTTCATAGCCTAACGACATGATTTCTTTAAACACATTGGTTTGTGCAACTTCATCCAGTTGATAGGTTTCAATAAGAATGGTAGGCTTACAGCGCCGAATTAAATCAATGCATCCTTCTAATACTTGAATTTCCATGTGTTCTACATCGATTTTGATCAAACTTACATTTTCAAAATGAAAATGATCCACTGGAACAATCGGGACGCTAACACTCGTATCGCTATTATCTAATGAACGTATGATAGAAACTCCTCCAAAATTGATATGGTCCGTTAAATGGACGGGCTTCATTTGTAGCGTCTCTATTTTATTTCCCACCCCATAGGGGTATACCGTGACACGATCTGTTAAATGATTGTCAACTATGTTTTTAAACAGGATATCGCTATAGATCGGTTCAAACGTATATACCTTACAATCTTTTGACAATACTTCACTCATCAACAAGGTTGTTGTCCCTATGTTACCGCCTAAATCGATGATGTTGGTATGTGCTACATAAAAGTGTTTAATATAGTGAAACATCCATTCTTCCCAGTAATGACCATTTTTTAGAAAGCGTCCAATGCATTCATCACTTTTAATGTAATGGATGATTTTATTTCGTAAATGAACATTTTCTAATAGATGTTCATCAAATCCATTACCAATCTGTGTTTTTGGTAAAAACTCAGACATTATATCTCTACATACATCATATTCTTTAGGTCACACTGTGGGGACACACGGTCGCCTTCGGCTCGGTGTCCCCACACCCCTATGGGGACACTTCGTTTCCCCATACCCCTCTCTCGTGGAGCGGACGTGATCTCACCCCTCTCTCGTGGAGCAGATGTGATCCCCCTCTTTTGTAGGGATACATAACCCATCCCCCTCTCCTTGGAAAATGAAGTGTATTCCTCCCCACGAGAGAGAGGGGTGTGGGGACACGGAGCCGAAGGCGACAGTGTGTCTCCACAGGGTTTAAAAACCCCCTTCTGTTACCGTGTAACAGACATGAGTGATAGCGCATTTTTTAAGGTGAAAAATTCAAAGCGCAGCAATCCTGAAGCGCGAACCACCTTAGATGCCATCCATCATCAGCGTATTCAGCAGATGGCAGAACAAAAAGACAACATCGGTGAATTCAAAGAAGAGCTCGCACAACTTAATGAGAAGATTTCTCGCGCCACCACCGATATGGAATTGTGGAAACTAGAGAGAGACAAAGAGCGACTTGAAAAACGAATCAAAACCATTGAAGACGGAACAGATGTCATGGATTATTACCTGAGAACGGGCGATATCCTATATAATTACTATGACATACAGGATCAAATTCAACAAGGCACTCAGACCTATTCTGCTAATAAGGCCAAACCAGGATCTATTTTAGCGATTTTGGAGGAAGTGGCATTAGAAGAGGGGAAGTCAACCGTCGTGGCGGATTCAGGAAAGAAGGGTTTCCAACGGAATCAATTACTCAACGATTATTTACAGTTGGAAGACCCCTCGATGGCCCGTATGACAGTAGAAGAATATGATGATCCATGGACACAATGTGAGCACTGTGGAAGTGAGATGATCATGTGTCTAAATGAAGCAAATCTCACATGCTCCACCTGTGGAAAGCAGGAATTTATCCTTGTAGACAGTGATAAGCCCTCTTATAAGGATCCACCTCGTGAAGTTTGTTATTATGCCTATAAGAAGATCAATCACTTCAATGAATGGTTGGCGCAATTTCAGGCTAAGGAGAGCACGGAGATTCCCTCGGATGTCTATGATGCCATTTTGGTTCAATTGAAGAAAGAGCGAATGACGAATATGGGGACCTTGAAACCCACTAAACTTCGAGAGATTCTGCGAAAGATGAAATGCTCCAAATATTACGAACACATCCCCCATATTATTAATCGCCTGAATGGCCAACATGCTCCCTTTATGTCACGGGAAGACGAGGAGAAACTGCGTCATATGTTTCGCGAGATTCAACCGTCCTTTAAAAAGCACTGCCCAAAAGGTCGCCGCAATTTTCTGTCCTATGGGTATGTGCTCTATAAATTCTGCGAGCTCTTGGAGATGGATGAATATCTGGCATGCTTTCCACTGCTGAAAAACCGAGATAAATTGTATTTGCAGGATAAGACGTGGCAGTTGATATGTCAAGATCAGGGGTGGCAGTATCTGCGGACTTGTTAAGGGTTCCCGTTAATTACATTAGAATTTCTAAAAATTGATCGGAAATAAGAAAATAAAAAAGCTATTAGAGAAATATCAGTAGCCTAAAGACTAGTGAAGACAGATAGATAGGAACCATGACGGAACAAACCACGCACATCTATCGTCTGGTGTGTAAAGATCTGCACTATTACATTGGAGCCACTATACAACCATTGTTATTGCGATTGAGAAATCACATCAAACTTTCCAAGACCACCCTGAATAAGGTCTATACCCATTTGAACGAAGTGGGATGGGATCAGATTACCATTGAATTGGTGGAGGAGTGTCCTTCTACTGAAAAAAAGACCCGTTTAAAACAACACATTGAAGATTGCAAGGACGATCCGCTTTGTTTGAATTTTCTTGAACTGAATATTTATCAAGATGGTAAGATTTACTCCATGACAGGAATAGATGGTCACTATTATATTGGATCTACCACGCAATCACTATCTAGTCGCTTTCATCACCACAAAGAGTATTCAAAAACACATGACACGCGTGTTTACGAATATTGTAAACGAATAGGATGGGAAAATATCACGATAGAATTGCTGGAGGATTATCCATGCAATTCCTCAGAGGAGCTTCATGAGCGAGAGGAATATCACCTTGAGCCCGTGCGAGAGGATCCCTTATGCCTCAATGTTAACAGAGCATTTCTTACCACAGAGGTGCGTAAGATGGCAGGTAAACAATACTACGAAGAGAACCGAGAACAGCTGGTATCCTATCAGGAGGTCTATCGCGAAGAGCATCCCGATCGGATTGCTGCCTGTCAGGCCGCCTACAAAGCCTCTCACCGCAAAGAGCTCGCTAAAAAACAACGCGCTTATGCAAAGGCACATCAAGAGGAACTTCGCGTGAAGAAAAAAGAATACAATGATAACCACAATGAAGAACTGAAGGCCTATTTCAAAACCTATGCGGAAGGGCACAAGGAGGCCATTGCTGCTAGAAAAAAAGAATGGACCCAGCGAAAGAAAGAAGAGAC